AATGGAGCGTCACTTTTGAAGAACTGCCGCCCAAAAGAAGTATTATTCACAACAACAACATCAGAGGGATAGCCATTTTTGGCTATCTGGCTCGGTTGATCGCTTTTGATCTCAATAAAATTGGGCAGAACATTCTTCCATTTCTCCATGTAAGAAATGGTTTCTGGATATGCGGCGCCAGTATTAAGCCACACAACTGGCAAAGTATCCCACTCGGCTTTCAACAAATAAAGACAGGCTAAACTGTCTTTGCCGCCGGAAAATTGCAAAACTTTCATTAGAACAAAGCCGCCGCAGAGAGAAGGCCAGCAGCAGTGCCGCCGATTTGACTGACTGTTTGTCCAGCCCCCTGCGTCACTGCCTGTGTGCCAGATGTAGTGGTTGTCATTGGGTTCGGGAAGAACCCAAGCGCCTGCTGTAAGATGTTAAGCTGTTCCAGCGGATAGCCGCGCTCTTCGGCAAACCGCTTATAGGTATCTTCAAGCCGGGCTTGTTCAAGCTGCTGCTGGGCGCCACCGGCGCCAAATAGGCCCTGGGCGCCTTGCGTAAGTGCCGCCTGCTCTGCGGCGCCTAGTTGCCCAAGCTGCCCCGCCGCCGCCAGCCTCTGCGCTTCCGCCTGCTGGGCTGTGGCAATGTCGCGGGCACCCAGCCCGGCGGCAGTCTCAAACCCGGCAGATCGAAGTTGCGCCGCCGTGCGGGCTGATTGTTCCAAAGCCGCCCGGTTGGTTTCGGCTTCCGCCACCCCTTGGCGTGATCCACCAAAAGCCCGTGCCGCCACCGCCCGAGCCGCACCCTGGCCCTGGGCGACTTGGCGCGAACGCTCAATATCCGCCAGGGTGGTGTCGATCACTTGCTGGGTGTAAGGGTTCTGATAGCCCTCCATTGCTTGCGCCACTGTTTGGGGCTGATACGCCCCCACTCGGCGGGCTAGTTCCTGGGCCTGAGTTATGGCGGGCTGGGCTGCTGTCGCCGCCCGTTCAAACATCCCAAAGGCCTGCTGCTGCTGCGGCGTAAAGCCCGCCACCAGTTCACCAGTATATGCTTGGTAAGGCCGATCAGCCGCCGTCTGTGCCCGGCTATAAACATCCAAGGCGCGGGCCTTGAACTCAGGGTCAACACTCTGAGTCTGGGTCTGGGATGTGGTCTGCTTTCCGCCGCCCTTACTCATGGCGTGATCTCCTTGGAAACTGTGGTCATTATACCTGTAAATCCTTGTGCTTTCAAAGCACGAACCCACCCAGGACGCCCGGTGCCGGTCAGTTTAGTACACCCAAAAGACCGCCCATAAACAACCAATGATGGGATCATATCGACTATTTGCTCCAACCGCCCGCCAACCAGCCAAGCGTGAAGCACGGAAAACTTCGGATATTCGATAATCTCGGTGACGATGGCGGCTTCCGGCGCGGGCCAGAAGGTGAACCGCCCTTCTTTTACACCAGCCTTAACGTCCGCCAGATCGTGCGTATTCCCGGCGTAATCCAAGGCATCTTGGAGCCAGCCGGAACACCGCTCAAATTCAGCATCCAGCGGCGTCATAGCGCCGTAGCAGCCACCACCCCAGAATTACTAACGGTGATGCTCCACCGTGTTCCATCAGGGGATTTCAAGATCAACCGGCCTGGGCTTACTTCCAGATCGCGGTTCTTCTTGTGGTTCTCATCATCAGCCCGCTCCAACAAGGCGCGGGCTGTCTGCTCGTTAGAACTATCATAAGAATTGGTGGCTGGGGGCAATCTCACCTAAGACCCCCAGGCACCGCTTCAAGCCGGAAGTTGCCAACCCGCCAATCCGCCAACTGAACGCCCGTCACCTTGAAGGAAACCTGGCGCCCAGAGAATCGGACATCGGTGTATTTGGAAGAAATGGTGTAAGGCCCAAAGGTGCTTTCCGTACCCTCTGGCGCGAAACGGGTCTTGAAGCTGACGTTTACCTGGCCCTGCGTTTTCTCATCCGGCACCAACTGGCGGGCTACCATAATCCGGTCCCCATTCCCCATTTCCAGCGGTCCCGTCTCCGCATACGGCGAAGCGCCATCGTAGTTCCACCCCACCTCATGATCATACACATAACCAGAGGGATCAATCAGAATGGGGTAATCAAACACGCCAGCCGCCACACCAGTTGTCCGTGCCCAAGAACCAATGGACCAAGTATTCTCGCGGTAGTTCCAGATTACATAGCGGTCACATTCATTGGACGCGGCGGACGGGTAAGACCAGATCACCTCAAAGAAATCGATATTAAGAACCGCATTCACCTTGGAAGCCTGGTTATAGTTGAAGTCGGAGAACACATAGTCCGACACATCAGACCGCAAAGGCTTCACGGCGCCATCAAACACATAGAACGAACCGTCAGACATCCAAGCGACGCCAGTATCCATGCTGACAGAAGCTTGGGCGCTGATCACTCCGCAACCATAACCAACACGCTCAAACCCATAGACGAATGGGGGGCCTTGGTACGTCGCTAAGTGAGCATCAACCGTGGTCAGCAACAAAGACCCATAGCGAGTGCGCTCGCCACAGATCATCTTGCCGGATGTAGATAACTCGAAATCCCCCGCCTGGTTTGTCGCTGATGGCGTCCAATCGGTATTATCTTCCTGGTCACACCATTGGACCTTGCGTGGATTACCGCCCGCTCCAAGCGCGAACAGAAACCGCTCTGGCGTTACCAGGATCGAAGAATTACCCGTGGGGGCGGCAGAAATCAGATCAGCCCGGCCAGCGGTATCCAAATCCCATTCGTAAATCTTGCCATCGTCAGACCGGCAAGCCACCAGATACTCGCCCCAGTTATCAAGCGCCCATGTCGCTGCCGCTGCGATACCTGTTGGCGATACATCAGGACGCGGAGTGCCGTAGGTGCTGGTTCCGTAAGTAAACCCACCATAACCAAGGTTCTGCGTTGCAGCCGCATCACCAATAGACAATTCGTACGCATAGTCAGCAGAGCCAGCATTCGTCTCAGTAGAAGCGGCGGCGGAACCATGCGTGACGGTGTAGGAGTTTAGCCCCGTCACCGTCATGATATACTCGCCAGATAGCGTAATCCCACTAGAACCAATCGCGGTTCCATTGGTGAATTTTACCGTGTCGCCGGTCTTCCCGCCGTGCCCGGTATCCGCCACCGTTACCACCGCTGACGCATTTACCGTGCTGAAGGCGTTAGTGAGCGTCCCTGTTTCGCGGATCGGCGTGATATTGTACGGCGAAGCATCCGCCTTAATGCCGTACAATTTCTTGGCGCCGCCAGTGCCTAACCAAGCATTCGCATTATTGGCCCGCCAAGCATGGGAACCACGCATGATGCCAGTAAGCTGAATATTGCTGCCGTTGTGTGTACGCTTCCGCCAACCGCCTATCGGGCGCAAGGTGCCATCATACCACCGCACCAAGTTAGCATCGTACCACCGGCCAGCAGACTGATACTGCGTCCCGTTACGATAAATTCCCGGCGGCAGTTTTAGCGGAATATACATCTAGCCCCTCAAACGTCGAAGCCATGACTGAACGGTCTTAGTTTCGTAAATCCTAATCACGGTCCAAACTATAGTGAAGATTGCCGCGATAGAAGGAAGAACTTGCGCCAAAGTGCCGACCACTATGGTTATTGATAACACATCCCCAACAGTTTTTGCGGTTTCGTGGTTATCAACAACCATAGCGCACCTATTGAAATTTTAATTCATTAGCCAAGTTACGCTACACCATGTTTCCATGGCAAAGGTGGGATTAAGATCGGCGGATTAATTTGCGCTTCAATCTGCTGGTTAAGATTCATAGCTAGTTGCTCGCATTGATCAGACCCAAGCGCATCCTGAACCCAGCCAACCACTTGCTCTTGTGTCAAGCTAGTATATGGCCTGAATGGAGAACCTGCGGTGTAAGTCAAACCGACGCTGCCATACACGGTAGCGTTATATGCGCCGTTAGCCGCGTTCTGGCGCCAATGCACAGTGATCACCACATCAGATTGTCCGTCTTCTTGAGGCTTGCATTCCATGGCCTCAATAACCCAAGTATAGATATTAGCCATTTGCTTGCTCCGTGGTTTGCACCTGTGCCTGTGCCTGGGTGCGGATTTTCTCTACAAGCTCAAACACGGAGGCGTAGGGCATTTGCCCCAGCGCCTGCATGATGACGTTGATCTCGTTGAGAGAAAGGTCGAGTTTCATTGGCGGGCTTCCAGAGTTGCGATGCGGGCCTTGAGGGCGTCGCTCTCGGCCTTC